GCGAGACTGCTGGGAGGAGAGTTGCCGGAGCCAGTCGTCCACGCCCTGAAGCTCACGGCGAGTCTGCTCGTCCGGGAAGGCTGCGAGGCGGATCGGGCGGTAAGGTCTCATGTGCGCGACTCCTCTAGCCCGTGGCCCGAGAGTTGGAGGCCCATCTGGGTCAGGCGCACGGCCCCGCCCGCATCCGCCCCGGGCTCCGTGAACTTGAGTTGAAGCGAGTCAAAGAGCGTGTCGATCGCGAGGTAGGCGACCCCACCGTTTGTGTTCGTGAAGGTCTTCGCCGTGCCGTTTACCTGAGCGTCGGCCGATGTGCGCGTGATCGGCGTTGCGGTCACGGTGGAGACGGGAGAGTCGCTCCGATGCCGCACCCAGAGCGAGTTCAACGTCACCTGCCCGCCCCAGCCCCCGGGGTACATCTCCCGAGACTGGACCGAGAAGGGGATCGTGCCGCCTGCGTTATGCGTGTAGCCGCGATCCTCCACGTAGACAAACCCAGCCGCCTGGCCCGTGAGGAGCGTGTCCTCGCCTGCGAGGCGCCCGCAGCAGGCGGACAAGGCGGCCACGTCCACTGGCCCCGTGATCTTCAACGTCCCATCCTCACGCCGGTGCTGCGGGTCGTAGTGGAGCACGAGCGCCTTCGTGTTCGCCGTCTGGCCCGGGGGCGTGTAGTAGAGCCAAAGCTGCCTGAGGAGCGGGTAGTCGACCAGCACGGACGTGCGGAGGTAGTTGGTCACGTCGGCGGCAGACGGGAGGCGCACAGTCGTGGCCCAGTCGAGGTCGTTCGTGAGGACCTTCGTCTGGAAGCCGTCGGTAGTGTGGAGGCCGTCGTGGGAGACGTAGGCGAGGAGTTGCGCCCCGCCGTCGGGGGAGAAGAGGGCTGCCGCCATGGCCCCAACGATGCCGTGGCTCTCCGAGATCGCCTCGTAGCACCGCCCCCGATCGAACTCGGCGTCCGTCTCGCGCGGGAAGTAGTTCAGGCGGTAGATCTGGTGCGTGAGGCCGATGACGATCTTATTCCCCACGCGGCGGATGCACGTGACGTTGTCCGCCTCCTTCGTCTCGAAGTTGACGAAATAGGGCGCGGGGAAGGACTCGACGTTCCCGGGGAGGCTGCCTCGGATGATCGAGGGGTCTCCAGTGTCGTTCAGGATCATCTGGTCCTCGAAGATATCGCCCGTGGTGGCGACCGGGGGCGGCATGTCCGAGGGGTAGACGGTCGTGATGCCCGCCTCGCTCACGACCACGACTTGGTAAGGGCGGCCTGTGAGGTCGATCGGGCGCGCGGTCCCGGTCGTGTAGGGCACGATGCGAATCCAGTCGATGTTCACGGTCGTCTGGCTCGATCCCGCGTACTCCTCCCCGTACTTGACGCGCACCCCGAAGGAGGCGTTCCCGTTGATGTCGCCCAACGCCCACCCGGCAGCCCGGCCCCAGAGGTCGTACTGGTTCCCGAGGACGACCGTGACGTAGCCGTTTGTGATCCCCTGCACCGTGCGGCAGACGATGTACCGCGTGTTTCCGCCCGGGAAGAAGTTCACGCCGTTGTGGGTCAGGTCGAGGATCACGAGGGGAGAGTTCGGGCCGATCCCGAACACGTGGGGGCCGAACCCCGTGATCTTCAGGCGCATGTAGACCTCAAACCCAGTCACGACGCCCGTGAGGCCAGAGAAGCCGAACGTGTTCAAGAGCGCTGTGGAGAGGTTCGTGGTGCTCGTCATGCCGAGGTTGTCGGTCGCGCTGAAGACGTTTGACGTGTTGGTCCAGCCGGAGGCACCGTTCGCGGTAGCCAAACGCCCCGCCGTGGCGTTCCCGTTTCCGATCACCATCGTGGTGTTCGCGATGTCCTGCTCTCCGACCTGACGGAAGTCAGAGATGGGCGGAATCGGAGTCTCTGCCACCGTCGGCCCCGCCATGTACACGCGCCAGTGGGTGGCGTTGGCGTTGGCCAACGTGGGCTGGGTCAGGGAGACCTGCTGGGTCGCAACCGTGGTGATCTGGACTGACTTCGGGGTGCCGGTGAAGGCGCTCTCAACGACCTGCCCGGTCAGTGTGTCTCGGTACACCTCCGTCGTGAGGAAGTGGTAGAAGCCCGGGCCGAGGGCGCTATTCCAGGCGCCTGCAACCTGGGTCGGAGCCGTCGTTAGTTCGGGGACGGGCTGGAGACCCTGATTGCGTACCCCACCGTCCGTCCGGACGACCTGGTTCGGCCCCGCACCGTAGAGGAGGTAGTGACGGTTGTTGTAGTGGACGGCGTCGAGGCTCACGCCCGAACCCACGTTCAGGGCGCCCGTGAGGACGTTGAACGCGCCCGTCTCAGCCGAATACTGGGAGAGGAAGATGTCATCCGACTCGTGAGCGGCGAGGAGGGCCGACCCGTTGTCGAACTCCAGGTAGCGGAGTCCCTTGACGTTGCCCGCTGCCCCGAGCGCCACGGCGTTGTACTTCGTGCGTCCTCTAACCTTGTGGATCGCCGAGTCGCCCGGGCGGTAGATGGCGTTATTGGCGAGGGTTAGCTCCCCAGGCTCCAAGGTAGCCGCATCCCGAGCCGTCACGAGCCCGCCGTCAAACCCTTCAGGCGTGAGGTCGGCCACGGCTAGATCCCTAAGAAGTCATCGAAGCTGTCGACCTGGCGCATGCGGGCGTGGTCCATTTGAGAGACGAGGACGGCGTCGCGGTCCCCCGTGGCGCGGGTGTCGTCCCAGATCGCGCGGCGGAAGAGCACCTCCGCCCTCTCCTTCGCTTCCCCCGTGCGCGGGTTCTCGGTGTCCAGGTTCCGGAGGAAGTAGTACCGCCCCAGTTCGAGGAGCGCGTAGACGTAGCGGTCCGGGAGATCGAGGTCGGTACCGTCGGCGGCTGTCTCGGCGATCGGGCGGTGATAGCGCGCACGGAGCGTGTCGGCGGAACCAGGTACCGGGAAGACCTGGATCTTCCCGTTCTGGGTGCCGGGGGCGAAGGTGGCTGGGTTATAGATGTTGTAGAAGGCCGGGGTGCCGGGCGAGGTGAGGTCAGAGAACATGCGATCGATCTCGCGCTGCTCGCGGTACTGGAGCGGCTGTGGGTTCGTCAGGGTGCGCACGGAATAGGGACGCTTCATGGGTGTGGGAAGCGCGTAGATCGCTACACCCGTGCGGAGCGGAATGTCGGCGGAGAAGGTCAGGGTCTCGGGGCCGTTATTGACACCGCCCGTCACCGTCACGGTGGTGGAAGAGGTCACGGCTGTGACGGTCACCGTGCCGATTGTTGCGCCTACCGCCGTCTGGCCCACGTTCACGCCTGCGAAGCCGTTTGCGGTGGAGGTCGTGACCGTGCCTGCTGCGAGCGTACAGGCCGCCACCGTGAACCCGCCCGACGTGTCCATGAGGAGAAAGGACCAGTCGTGGCGCAGGTTCCACTCTTCGATGGCGGCGAAGAGGGCGTCCTGGGCGAGGGCGAGGCGGTTCGCGTCCGAGGCGCCCGAGAGCGCCTGGGCGATGTAGGTCTTCGCGGCGGAGCGGAGCATCTAAGCCGTGACCTGCACGCGCTTCTTCGCACGGAGGTGCTGGTAGAAGTCAAAGAGGCCGGGCACGGTCTTCGTGTAGTGGCGATTGGCGAAGACCCACTCACGCGCCGATTCGGCAAGCGTGCGGCGGAGGTCCGGCTTCTCGATCAGGAGCGAGAGCTTATCGATGAACTCCTTCGGGTCGTGGTAGAGGAGCCCCGTTTCCCCATCGACCATCTCCTCGCTGTAGGGCGGGACCGCGCCCGCGAGAGTGACCTCGGGGCGATGGGGCATGGCCGCCTCGTACCACTTGATGGCCGACTTCCCGCGATTGAAGATGTTGTCGACCAGAGGGCAGAGATTGATATCCGCGTCCACGATCGTGCGGAGCGGCTTGTAGGCGTCATAGGGAGCCCACGGGTGTAGCTCAAGCTGCTCTGGCGGGATGTTGTCGTGGACCCATTTGAACTCCGTCCCCCAGATGACGAACTTCACCTTGGGGTACTTCTGGGCCACGATGCGCACGGCGTCCCGGAGCGGGAACCAGTCGACGAGGTGGCTTGCTCCACCCTGCCAGAGGATGCGCACTTCGTCAGCGGGGCGCTCCTGGAGGCGAGGTTTGGGGTAGTCCTCCGGAATGACCGAGTTCGGGAAGACATACACGTCCTTACACCCGACCTCATCGCGGTAGAAGTCGCGGAGGCCGTTTGAGGGCACGGTCACGGCATCAGACCGCCTCGCTGTGTCAAACGCCATCTCCACCCGGCGCCAGTTCGCCTCCACGTCAAACGTCTGGTTGTCGTGGCGCGTCACCCCGTCCTCCCACACGACGATCTCAGCCCCGTCGGGGAAGGTCGTGATGATGCGGTCTCCGCGCTTTAGCTTCTCGCCGTTCGGGGAGCGCACACCCAGGTGTACGAAGGCCGGGTTGAACGGGTGGAGGCAGTCGACACGATCATCGATGTCGTACACGACCGAGGGCGGGAAGAGCATCTCGGTGCGGTCTTCGTTCCAGCCGGGCTTCATGTTCCCGACGATGTTGAGGACGGACTCCATGTTCGGGCCGGTCAGGGCGTAGTCCACGATCACGTCGGCCGTGAACATCGCCTGGATGGCGTCATCGTTTGACTGCTTCCCGAAGTCGATGAACGCTTCACCGAGGCCCAGGCGATAGAGCGACTTCGCAGGCGTGAGGAGCCGGTAGTAGAGGCAGCCCGAGGGCTCTCCCATGGCTTTGGCATAGAGGGCGAACCCGGGCTTCTTGCGGTCTCTCACGCGACGGTCCTCCTTAGGAAACGACTGACTTGACCTTGTACTCCGGGTGGAGATCGTAGAAGCGCACCACCTTGACCGGGTCCTCCCAGAAGCCGGGATCGATCTCGCGGATCGCAGCCCGCACCGAGATGGGGGTCGTCCCCACGTACTGCATCGTGCGGCTACCCTTCCACCAGCCCGAGGTCTTCGTGTAGCGCCCCTTTCCGTCCGCCTCCTGTGCCAGAGCGGCACGCATGTCCTCCACGCCCTTGAAGAACTCCTCCATCCGAGGGACGCGTTGGACGAGCGTCTCGGGATCGACGATCTGCCCGATCAGGCGCTCGTCCGCCATGTTGATCCGGTAGGTGGACATCAGCGTGGGCTCCTCGTGGGGCGCTTTCTCTTCAGGCTCGGGTCGATCATCGACTCGACATCTCCGAAGTCATCGCCCATCTGCACGGTGCCCTTCGTGGTCTGGGCCGTACCCGAGTTGGCTGCCTTCTGCTGCATCGAGGTGTTCTTCGCCAGAGCCGCCGCCCGCGCCCCCGTTTGGGTGGCGGTGAAGGAGCCCTTCTTGAACTTCTTTGCCTTTTGCTGCCCGTAGTCCGCCATGACGCCTCCCCCAGCCTAGATAGTGGCCTTTCGCTTCCGATATGCGGAGATCGCCTGAGCGCCCTTCGCAGCCTCCTCGAAGTGGCGGATCGCGAGGGCTCGGGCGCCCGACTGCCGGGCCGTATAGTTGCCCTGAGCTTGCGAGCCCTTCTTCCGGAAGGCCGCCTCCTCCAGGGCCACGCGCTTGCGCCGGGCTGCGATCTCCGGCTCTGGCCCACCTGGCACACGACCCTGCGGCCCCCGGATTGGGTTCACATTGATGGTCGAGGGATCGGTCGTGTCCTCCTCCGTCCCACGCCCCGGCCCGCGCCCCTGCACGCGCGTATTGGGCATCGCGCGCTTCCTACGAATGGGTCCTGGATTATCCCCGGCCACGTTTACTCCTCTTCGGGCGCTCTGACGCGCGCCCAGCCACCTTCTCGGGTAAATCGCGGCCCTTAGACGCTTGGTCCCACTCCGCTACCTTGGAGCGGCCCCCAAGCGCCTCTGTCCCGCGTTTGGTGTGAGCCCAGCGGCGCTGGGCATCACTCCGATAAGGCATCGTTAGGCAGCAGGCGTGTTCGCAGCCACCGCAGCCGCGAGGGCGTCAGCGGACGTGGCCAACTGCGTCTGGAGCGCCGAGATCTTCGCCGGATCGCCCGAAGCGATCGCCTCAGCGAGCTTCTGCGCGATACCCTGGATCAGGACTACGGCCGACGCCTCGACATCCGAGTTCTTCTGCACCTGCAGCGTGAGATCGTCCAAACCTGCCATGATGATTTCTCCCTCTTTGAGTTGAGCCCGGTCAAGGGCCACACCCAGCCCTGTCTGACGCAGAAGCTGGTCCAGCTTTCTCTCGATTCGATCGAGACGAATATCCGTGGTCATGACGCGCACTACCAGCCGCCGCCCGGCGTAGGGTCGGCCTTTTTCACGTTGGGGTCGAGATGAACGAACCGCGTGTCTTCCGGTGCTGCCTCGACCTTCCACTGTCCGTTCCCCTGCGTATTCTCCTGGTTGTTCGGGACCTTCGACAGATCGCCCGGGAAGCCGAACGATGCATCGATATACGGCGGCTCGATCGGGTCCTGGCCCAGGTCCTTTCCTGCGAGGAGGGTGCGGGTGTCGATCTCCAGAATCGATCCACCCTTCCGCATCCGCATCGGGCGTCCCTCGCCCCACTGGTTTCCGGTTCCCATCCTGTCCTCCTATCCCCAGGCGAGGGAGTGAGGAGCGAGGCCCCGGCCTCACTCACTCACTTCCCTCTCTGGCACCAAGAGGGCATCCATGCCCTCTGGTTAAGCGGTGACGTTACTCACGCGCGCGATACGGTAGTTCGCACGCGCGTTCAGGACCTCCAACGTGACCTCGCCGAGGATCGTTCCCGCAACCGAATCCCCGCGCTTCCCAATGAGCGTGTGCTGCATCGGACGGAGCCACGCGAGACGGTTCTTCGCGCGTTCGAGGAAGAACATATTCCCCGACGTGTCCGTGGCCTGTGCGGTGGCCGTGGAGGTCGAACCCGCCTGCGGCACCCAGCGATCCAGGACCACGTGCACGACGCCGAAATCGGAGATGTAGTCGTCAATCGAGTTGACGAGGCGCTGCTCGATCGCGGCGATGTTCCGGTTCTGCTGGCTCACGGTGAACGCCGAGATCTGGCGCTTGATGGCCGGACTGACGTAGCACGACTCCGGATTCCCGCCGTTGGAGTAGGCGTCTTGGAGGGCGTCGTTGAAGTTGCCCTGCGTCAGGACGCCTGAGTTATTGGTAGCCGTGCCGAGGTTCGACACGTTTCGGCCTGCCGCAGCCGTCGTCGAGATGAACCCCTGGAAGCCCAAGGCATACCGCGCCGCCGCCGAGGAGCCGGTGACGGAGGCCGACGCGTTCCCATGGAAGAACCAAACCTCCATGTCGCGCGCCAACTCCTTCGTCCCCTTCGCGATCTCATAGGCGTAGGCGTCCTTGAACCCAGCAGGGTTCACGGCACGCTGCGTCTCCGACACCGCAATGTCCTTCCGGAAGATCATCGTGTTGTTCGTGATACGGACCGGGCGCGTGGTCAGCGTGTTGTACGCCCAGTCGTCCCCTTCCACCGCCACCACACCGCCTGCGCCGGTAGCCGTGGATGTGGCGGCCAGCGTGTCGGTGAGCCATTCGTGGACGGTGTGCATCGCCCGTACCTTGGGCGCCTGCGAGACCCATGGGGTGTCCCACGGGTCGATATTCGTGATGAGATCGAGTAGATCTTCACGGTTGGCACCTGCGCCAGCCGCAAAGCCATATCCATATACGCCAAAATTGCCCGGAGCAGCCACTTCAGAGCCTCCTTGCTCTTTCGGTCTAGGGCTTCCTTGCCCCTACCGACTGGCTAGACAGTATCCGGGAAAACGTCCTTTGGCAGGAAATCACCGATCGTTCTGCGCCAAAGCGGGGTGTCGTAGCCCTCGCGCGCCAGTGCAGTCAAGCGTTTGAGTTCATCGCGAGTGACGGTTGGATTCGGGACCTGTTGGTCTGGCTCCAAACGCGGCGCGGTGGTCTGGGCGCGGGGCATGGTGCGAGCGTCGGATCGTTGAGTCTGCCTCACCGTTTTCCTCTCTTCCGATTCCTGCTTGAGAGTAGATTCAGCCTTCCCCGCCTCGCTGGCCGTGAAGTGAAGCCACGCATACTCGCGAGCGAGGAGGTGGTACCCCGCCTTCTCGGCCTCGCTCACTTGCTTCTCCAGAGCGGGCTGAGTGTGGAGGAACGACGTGAGATCGTCGAACCGCTCCTTGTAGGCCGGGTAGCGTTCGATGATGGAGCGGTCTGCTTCGAGCCGCGCCTGGAACGCTTCGTTCGCTGCCTTCTCTCGTTCTCCGAGACGGCGCTCTACGGCTTGATCCATCGCTTTCGCAAAGGGTTCCTTCGGAAGACCGTAGCTAATGAGGTCGTCCAAGGGGTCGGGCTCTGAGGCAGGCTCGGGTGTGGGCGTGGCAGTCGCCTGCCCGTTTGCTTGCCCATTGCCCAACGCCTGGATCAGGTTGTGGATGCCCTTCTTTGCTTCCGCGAGGGAGTCGTACTTGCCGACTAATGGGCCAAGCTCCTTCAGCACCATCGCCTCGGCGTCCGCGAGAGTCATCTCGGACTTCTCGGCGGGCTCTTCACCCGTCGATGCAGGGGCGGAGGTAGACTCCTCGCCTGCCTTCGGTGGCGGCTCGTTTAGACCCGCACGTTCAATTGCCGCGTTAGAGGGACCGAGGGGTTGACCCGCGTTCCATGTATCGCCTCCGGTCTTGTCGAGCGCCTCACCTGCGATGCGTTCGAGCATGTTGGCCTCGGGCGTACCCTCAGACGGCATTCTTGGTTCTACGTTGCCACTCATCCTGCTTCCTCCATCTGCCCAAAGAGGGGTTGAAGCGGGGGCTTCGGCCTTTGCTCCACTTGGATCGCCTCAATCGCCCGATTCATCTCCTCCTCCGGGAAGGTGAGCATCCACCTGCATGCGCCGATAAAACCACGGATGTAGTCATCGGGCAAACGTTCTTTGCGTTTCTTCGAGGGATCGACAAGCTGGTCGTACATCATCTTCACGCGTTGGTTCACGGCCGCCTTGATGATCCCGTCCCACGCGGGGGAGAGGAGGAGGTGGCTGAGTTGATCGTGCTCGGGAGAGAGGGGGCTCATGCGCGCCTCACTGGATCGTCTCCACTCCGGCGCCCGCGAGGTTCTCCTGCGAACCTGGCACGGCCTCGGTCGGAGCCGCCTGCCCCGCCTGGAGCTTCCCCATCATCTCTTGCGGGGTTGCGATCATCTCGTTGATGTTCGGGATCTCGAACTCGTACATGACCTGCCGCGCGAAGTTGATCCAGTTGACGGCCGACGCCACGAGCGGGTTCTGGCTCATCGCCTGGATCAAGAACGTGAGGGACTGTTGGCGCTGGCTCTTCGACAGGCGCGTGATCGATCCAATCGCCTTCGCCTCGTAATTCGGGACGAGATCCCACCCCTCGACCATCTCGCGCGTCATGTTGGGGACGGGCTGGTTCGTCACGGGGTCCACCTCCGCCGACTGGCCCAGGATGAAGACCTCACGCCCCTGTTCGAGGAACTGGCGGTTTAGGTCGACGAACGTATCGCCCAGGGGTTCGAGGAAGTTCTCCTCGAAGAGGCGTGACTCCATGAGAAGGCGTGTGGCCACCGCCTCGCTCCGCCCGAGGAACTCGCGTGCGGTCTGACGATTCCCGCTCCCTCCCATGACCGTGTCCTCAACGATGCCCGAGCCCTGTTGCATCCACCGCCACGCGGTCTCGGTCATCATGCCGCCCATCTGGAGCCCCTGGAGGTTCGGCATGAGGGGCATGATGTTCTCTTGCGGGCTTCCATCAATGTCGATGAACTTCCCAGGGCGGAGGAAGAGGTTCCGCGTGTCGAGGTTCATGTTCTGGTTCACGAAGAAGATCGGGTCGATATAGATCTCCAACGCGTCGAGTTGCTGGTTCGTGAAGCGGTTCGCGAGGATCTGGAGCTTCCGCGCGATCTCGGCCTTCCCCGGCGCGAAGAAGTAGTGCGGGTCTGGCATCGGCGAGAAGGCGAGGAAGGGTTTCCGCCCGTTCCAGAAGGGCAGAGGGCGATTGCGGAGGAGGTAGCGCTCGTTCGCCACGGTGATGACGCGGTCTACGAAGCCGTCGGGGGCGAGTTCGCTCGGCACCCGGCCCCAGAAGGTGATTAGCTCAACCGGCCGCGCGTAGCGCTCCTGCCCGCGTGCATCCTCCTCCATCTGGCTTCGAGCCGTGACGCGCCAGGACTTGTAGTCGTCCTCGGGAGCGGCCGTGCCCAGGCCCTCCGTCTGCATGCGTCTGACCTCAGCCGGATCGAAAAACGTCCCGCCCCCCATCTCGATCTCGGCGAGCGCGCGGATCTCATCGAAGTCCATGTAATCCTTCTCGCAGCACCAGGCCATGTCATCGATCGAGCGATACCCAGGCTGCGGGAAGAAGTCGAGGAGGTCCTTCACGACCAGGTTCGGGCCGTCAAAGGTCACGGTTTCCTTCTTCTCAGCGACGCGCACGAGGCGCCCGGAGAGGGGCAACTGGTCATAGCGCTCCACCTCAACCGACATCTCGCGGTGATCCCAGCCCCAACGCGCCACCGAGGTCCCGTAGAGGTCCGCCCCGAGGAAGATCTCGTAGCCCAGTTGGAAGATGCCGAGGTCTTTCATCTGTGCCTGGATGAGCGCCTCGCGCTTCCGGGCAATGGGCGCATCGTCCGGCCCGTAGCCCTCAAACGTCAGAAAGGGCGGCGTGCCGAAGGAGGTTTGGGTCTTCCGCGCCACGTCCGACTGAATCGTCGAGAAGATGAGCGGGATGTGAATGTCGTTCTTATGCGGCGAGAAGCGCCCCGAGATCACGCCTCGGTAGAGGTTATAGAGCGAGGGCAACTCGCGCCGAATGCCCGTGAAATGGCGCTCGGAGTGCTCTTTTAGGTCGAGGACGTAGTTGACTAGCTGGTCATAGGCCGCTTTGGGGGTCGATTCGCGCGTGACGGTGTCGAGTTCGGCCACGATTAGGTGCTCGGGCGGAGCGAGAGGGCTTCCGGCACGTTAATCGGGAGCGGGAGGCCGTCCTTATCCGACAACCAGCCCTCGCGGCGGGTAAATGTGACCAAGTCGCGGAGGAGGAGCGTGTCGTGGAGGCATCCGTTGACCAATTCGCCCCATTTTCCGGCTTGGTAGAGGCGCGGAGCGTCGCTCGCTTCGCCCGAACGGTCTCGTTGGAGGGTGGAGCGTCCCAAAGCACCGAGTCCCTGCCCCTTCCAGTCGACTCCGGCGCGTTCACACGCCTCCTGCACGGCCTGGAAGAGGTCAAAATGGCGTTTCAGAGGGATTCCGAAGTGCGTGTGGGCTTCGAGGAGGCGGAGGTCGAACGCGCGGCCGTTGAACGTGACCACGACATCCGCCTCGCGCAGGTCGCGCACGAGGTCATCGACCGTCTCCTGCGTATAAAAGCGCGGGGCCTCGTCCTCTGACCTCCAGAGACAGGCGATAGACACCGCGCCCTCGCGAATCGCACCGAGCCAGCCGCCCAGTTCCTCAAGCGGCCGAGCCACGCGCAGGGTCAGATAGACAACGCGTTGGGTTTCGTGTGGAGGACGAGGGGCGCCCGAGGGGAGGTGAGTTCCACCAGAGAAGGACTCGGCTTCAGAGGTGGCTGTCACACCTCCGGGCTCGGGCTTGGGCGCCGGGGAGGGCGCTTGAGGCAGGATATGGGCGGCTAGTTCATCGACAAGTTCGCTATACGGGTCCGATGCGGCCATCCTTGGCCTCCGGTAGGTGCGGCAAAGCCGAGGCTAGCGACGATACCTCGGCCTCGGCTTTGCAGGGACTGGGCTCGCTCGCCCGAAACCCCGGTCCGTGGAGCACAATACGCCTTACGGGATGCACAGCGTCAATAAAGTTTTTTGTAGCCGGGTCCATAGAGTTGCTCCAGTTCGCGGCTCGCCCAGAAATCGGAGACCCACTCCGAGTTCGCTACGTCGTAGTAGCGCCGTGCGCCGTCGTCGGTCAAGCGGCGCCCGAGCATGTCGTCCCCGGGCTGACGCGGGTAGGCGCCCTTGTCGTTGTCGCCTGCCTTGGCGGGGTTAAGCATGGGCTTGTAGACCTCGGGCGCGAACACGTCGGCTGCTGCATCCGCCCAGTCGTCGTGCGCCGCGATACCCAAGCGCACCATCTGCTGGATCAAGCGGTGGGCTCCGGGCGCTCCCCGAACCAACCGCACGTGCCCATCGACCCAGAACCCAGCCGCCTCGCGGATGCGGATCTCCTTCTTCAGGCGCGAGCGCGCGAGCGAGGTGAAGGGCGGCATGGTCATCCCCGCACCGGCGAAGCTCGATCGCAACCACGACTCCCACGTGGTCGCCTTCCCACCCATCTCGCGTTCGTCGGTCATCAACCGTATGCGCTTCCCCATCTTCTTGTAGCGCTGGCAGAGGCGGAGTAGCTCATCGGTGAAGTCCTCGATCCTCCACGTGTTCGACCCATAGCCCTCGATGTAGTACACGTCGCCATTCCCGCGCATATCGTGGCCCCAGACTTCGATCACGTTCTCATCGCCTCGGCCCTGCCGCGCGGGGACCTTAAACGCCGTGTCCATGTGCACGGTGTATTGCATGTAGGTCGGGATGTCCTTCGGGTCGACCCACAACTGCTCGATCTGTTCCATCGTCAACGCCATGTGCTCGCCCGAGGCTGGGTCGTTCATCATCTGACTTGCGAACTCGATCGCGCGGGACGCCTCGTAGCGGCGCAGTTCGGGCGTGGGCCACATCTCGGGGAAGGTGGACTCGCCCTTGTTGTCCAACGCCTGGAGGAAGTACACGTCCCACTCCCCGTCCGCGCGCGGCATGAAGTCGTCTTGGGGGCAGGACATCCCGGTCCACGACCTCACGCCCTCCGACTTGAGGTATGTGCCGATCGCATCGTTGTCGCGGTAGCGCGTCCCGACGAGCATGAAGAAGGAGTCCGTGCGGAACGCAGGGCGGAGGGCTGCGATGGACGTGTTGACGGCCGTGATCCACGCGCCCGACTCCTTCAGCTTTTCCTCCGATATGGGATCGTCGAAGATGCCGAAGTCCGGGTGCGCGCCGGTGATCCCCTGCTCCACGCCCCACGTGTCGAAGGACGCCTCGCTCCGGCCCATTTGCTCGCGCGCGCCGTGGATGACCGTGCGGGTGGTCCACAAGCGTTCGGGATTGAACCACGACCCGTAGAACTCGGTGAAGCGCCCAAACGAGTCGGTCCCGTCCATCACGGCCTTGACCGGGCGGAGGAAGTCGATCGCCTTCTCAACCGTCTCGCTACCAATGTAGGTTGAGAGGTTGGGCTGCCTCACGTGCGCCCAGAGGGGGAGCGCCTTCGTGGCGATCACTGTCTTGCCGTACGAGCGCGGAATCACGAGCGCGAGTTTCTTCCGGACCTTGTGCCCGGCCCGGCGCGCCACCTCCCACTCCTCCACGTGCATCTGGAGCCAGTCGCAGATCGGCTTGTGGAGGCGCTCGGTGAGCCAGCGTTCGTTCGGGTTCGCCTCCATGAACCGGCGCGCTCCCCACGCCTCCTGGAGGAAGAGCCAGAAGTTCTCGCGGCAGAGGGACGCCCAGATCATCCTCTCGCGCGCAAGGAAGTCGAGGGGATCGAAGTCCATCAGATCGCGTGCCCATACGCACGAAGGAGGGTTTCGAGGTCAGAGATGCAGGAGCGGAGCGCCTTGATCGTGAGGTCGCGTCGGGCAGCGCGCTCCTCTAGCTCCCGGATCTTCTGGAGGAGATCGGCTTGGTCGGCGACCCGAGCCTGCGCCTGCCACCGGGCTGCTTCAGCGGGGGGCAGGTGCGTCCTCCGACTCCACGTCCTCCCGCCCTGCCGCGTGGCCACCGGCGCCTACGCCTTGTTGCGTTGGAAGAGCGAGATGAACCCGTTGAAGAGGGCCATCCCTGCGGCTAGCCCGAATCCGACGAAGAACCCCCAGATGATCGTGGTGATCCAGTTCCCGGTGCCTGCTTCCATGGCGATGCACCTCCCTGTGCATGATCTGGATTGAAGAAGGCTATCTTACTCTTCATGCTCCCGAGCAAGAGAGCCAGATGGATTTGACCATGAAGCGAGGTCAGATACCACCCTTCTATGGAGGGCGTCCAGACTGAGATGAGGTCGTCGAGGACTTGAGCGTCGGTCACGCCGCCCCCACCCGCGATGGCCATCCTTCCTTGAAGAAGTACTGTGCGAGGATGTCGGAATCCACTCGCTGTCGAGCCGCGTCAGCCCACCGCTGCCCGGCAATGGCGATCCCGATCCAGTACTGCATGTCCCCGAGCCTAAGCCCCTCGACCTCTGGATTCCAGCGGAGAACGACCTCATCTGTGATGTAGACCTCCATCATGCCGTCCCCACCAGAGGAAACGCCTCCTCTAGAGCGCGCCGCGACGCCTGCTGCCCCAGCGCCTGCAAGAGGAGCACCGTGTGGGCGTGGCGTTCCTCCTCGGTCAGATCCACGCGCCCCTTCTGCCGCTGCGCCCCGGCCATAGCGTCCAGGCGCGCGAGAGTCGACAACGCCGAGATCCTGACCTCCTCCCGCATGGCGTTCTCCGCGAGGTAGCTCAACTTCTCCCGCTGCTCGTCGGTCGAGAGGATGCCCCTGCCCGTGGCCCGCGCCAACTCCTCCTCCACCGACGGGAGGTCCGGGCTCGCCACCGCCTCCACCACCTCCGCCATATGAGGTAGGGTCGTCTCGCCCTTGGTCAATCGCCCCCGCGTCTTCCCTGCCTGGGCGCTCCTGGGCGGCTCGGGCAGGAGCCCCGCCTCGATCAGCGCGCGGCGGCCCCGGCTCACGGTCATCTGCGTGCACCCAAACCGCAACGCCACCTCGCGCAACGTCGGATACACGCCCGCCCCCGCCTGCACGAGCAACCAATCCTGCACCTCCTGCACCACGCGCGGGGCCACTCTACCTCCTCCTCTACCACGGGCTCGCTAGACCCAGGCTGCGGACTCGACCTCGCGCGCCAGACTAGCCCTCTTCCCACCCAAGCGCAAGTCCTGGTAAGTGAAACTACACTCTGGTCTGAGAGGGGGCTAGGAATGCATATCGTGCGTGTGCGTGGGGGACGTACCCGGGTAGGGTGCCGCGCGATCCATGTAACCCACGGTGAGCCATGACTATAGGGCTACTCAACATAATGGTACTTATCCGCCATGCCCTCATGCGTGAGGGTGCACAGCCTAGCGTGTTATCGCTGTTCCACTCTGCAACACACACCCCAGCTAGTCATGGTACAAGGTAGGCTAACTATCTAGCAGACAACAGGTTGTACAAGATAGAGAGGGGGGCGCGACCGATGCCATGTTGAGACTGAGTCGCAAGAGGGGCAAACCGCACGGCTGGATGGGGCATTTCGCCCGATCCTCGCGTGTCCAGCTTGACACAGGCGCTTGTGCTGCAACGAGTTAGCGGCTGGCACGGCGACTGCCATGATGCTCGGTCGTCGTCGCGACGCTCGGTCGGGTCCGGCGAGAGCGACCCCGGATAGCACAGCCTGAAGGCAGGGGTTGCGCCACGGAAGGATGATCCGCACGGATGCAAGGCTATGGTTCGGAATAGCGCGGAGGTAACAGTCATGGCAGGTAACAACGTCACGTTCAAGGTGCAGGATGGCAAGCTGACGATGGTCATTGACTTGACCAAGAACGTCGGGCGGAGCAAGTCGGGCAAGAACACGCTCATTGCCACAACGCAAGGGACGCACAAGATGGCGATTGGCGACAAGATGGTCAGTATCGGCTTGAACGTCTACACACTGGACGCGTAACGCACTGGGGATACGGCCGCCGCGCCTAGCCGCTCCCGGGCCGAGGTAGGAGCCCGGGGCGGCATCCCCTTTCCATCGGAGGGCAAGGTTATGGAAGCCAAAACGTGGACGCTGGAGCGATTGGCTCGCGTGTGTAGCGGTCCCAAGCTGACACGGGAGCAGGTAGAGGCGCATCGGGAGCGAGAGCGGCAGGCGGTTGAGCGCTTGGTAGCCGCCGCACGCGAGGAGACGGAGCGATGGTAGCAGCGTGGATCATAGGCGCGATTGCGTCAGTGGCCCTTGCCGTGGCGCTGGAGCGACGATCGGCGCGCGGCAATGGCAGGGGAAGGGTTGCGCTCCGTTCGCTCGCCTTGAGCCCCGGCAGACGGGTTAGGCGCGGGGTGGCGCGTGGGGTCTAGGTGCGTTTGGCAAGTAGACAATCAAACCAGGCCACGGACGGCCGCCACTGGAGGGTAGAGGCAATGAGTGAGCCGCAGAAGCCGGAAAAGAAGCATCACCGTCACCCAAGGATCGATGAGGCGCGAGAGTATGCCTTTGCGCCCGTATCGGCAACCGTGACGTACATGCTGCCAGACGATCCGGTTGCGCTGGTAACGATAGGGGCGCGACTGAGTTATCGCGTTATCGTGGCAATGAAACACCGGGGACTCGATTGCACGTGTGAGTTGCCTGACGATGTATGGCTTTGGAACGTGGAACAGCTAGCGCCTCTACTGCGGGAGATGGCTGAGGCGACGATTGCGGATCGACTCCCGCCCGAAGCTACGAACCCAGAATCGGCGCCTAAGTTCTGGCATGCTATGGTGTTGAGACTGGAGGATTTCTTTGCACGGATGCAGGTGACGGCGCTTAAGACGCGGGACGAGGTGCTAGCGGGGCGCGTCTTGACGGTGATGGAGGCGGCATTACAGGCCGAAGGCGGCACGTGGGAGGATGTCCAGCCATGAGCGTTGCCAAGCCAAGAAAGCCTGACGAGTTAGTCCAGTTGATTGCCGATTATGTCATGCCGCGCTTGCCGTTGGAGCCTGCCATACGCCGCGTCATTACCTCGGATGGCAGGTTGCCGGTCGTTGTGTCGGTGCGGGAGTCGGGACAGGCGCCCGTTGACGTGGGAAGGCAGCACAAGAGTTTTCCGGTCTTGGTGTCGATCCTGGCGCGGCGCCGGAATGTATGGCTCACCGGACCGGCCGGAGGGGGGAAAACGACGGCGGCTCAAGCAGCCGCCCGGGCACTTGGGATACCGTTCGGGAGCATTTCGGTCGGGCCTCAGACGACACAATCGGCGCTCTTTGGGTACATGAGCGCAACCGGAACCTACGTAGCGTCAGAGTTTAGGCGACGGTACGAGCATGGCGGGATATTCCTGCTCGATGAGATTGACCGAGGGAACCCGGGCGTGCTAACAACGCTCAATCAGGCGGTTGAAAACGGCACGTGCGCCTTTCCTGATGCGATGGTCGCAAAGCATCATGACTTTATCTGCATTGCGGCGGCCAACACGTACGGCATGGGAGCATCGCGAGAGTACATCGGAGCGTTGCAAGTTGATGCGGCGACGCTGGATCGGTTCGTGATGTTGGACTGGCCCTATGACGAAGCGCTGGAGACTGACTTAACGCTGGCCGTTTACATCGCGGCCGGAGGGACGGATGAGGCGGTTCCCAATGATTGGCTTGTCAAGGTCAGATTGGCGCGGAGCCGGGCGAGCGCCTTAGAGATTCGGCACGTTGTATCGCCCCGGGCGTCGATCATTGGCGCGGATTTGCTCGCGTCGGGAATCGAGCCGGGCGTGGTCGCGGCGGCTGTGCTCTGGAAGGGACTGGATGGGGACACGGTAAGCCGATTGGGAGGGAACTAGGATGGATTGGGAGGTACGGATACCCTCGCTTAATTGGCTGGCGGATAAGGCGTTAAATGGTCCGGGTGGAGCGTCGCGGGAGAATGATGATGACTTCGGGGGGACGTCGTTCGATGAAGCGGTAGCTCGGGCGCGGTACGGATGGCCCGAGAGAGCACGGCAAGCGAGCCGGATGCTCAAATCGATTACCGCACAATTGCCGATGTACACGGTACAGAACGCGACCATTGCGAGTGTCACGGGCGCCTACGTGGACGTGGGAGCATACACGGAGGGGATACCGGAATCGATGGTCGACTTTCTGCCGGATAAACGGCGCCTAACCCATGTGCAGATACGCGTTTCGGGAGGGTACAACTGCGGGGTAGCGGCACAACAAGCGACCCTACGCGGCATTGCCATTGCCGCGATTGTCGACTTGCTGGAGTCGAAAGGGATTCGGTGTACAGTTGTCGTTTGGGTGAGGATTCAGGGGAATGGTGACGGGTATTTGGATATGTACCAGGAGATTAAGAGCGCTAGTCAACCGTTGAACCTGGATGCGCTTGTCTTTGCGCTTGGTCAGCCGCCCTACTTTCGGCGGCTGATATTTGGGCTGATGGAGACGTTTCCGAAAGAGGTTATTAGAGCGTTCAACATCTACGCGGGTGGCGGGTACGGGCACACGATAGACATTCCCAATCCGGAGGACGGGACGATTGTTTACCAGACGTTGAAAGCGGGCGATAGGTGGACGGAAGAGTATGCCGTGAAGAGAGCATTGGCAACGCTAAGGCAGCTAGAGGCCGCGACATGAGGCGCAGGCGAGCGAACGGGCGAAAGGCGGAACCGCGCCCCGGCAAGGCGCATCCGAAGGGCGTGCGGCTGCGCAGTGTGCGCCTTGTCACGGGGCCGGAACTAGTCTTGTCGGGTATCGTGGCGTGCGTGCTGTGGGTCGGATCGTGGAGGAGGAGACGATGACGATGCGACGGAAGAGAACGCGCCCCGTTCCCGCGAACCTGGACGTTATCGTCCGGGTCCGGGGCGGAATAGCCTACGTGGAACGGATTAACCGATTCGTCAAGGTTGAGGTATGGGACTACGATAACGGAAGGGACATGCTAGAAAGCGACCCCATGAAGCACCGGGACGAGAACGGAGACGCCTACGCTCTTGGCTAGTGTCGTTCTGATAGGAATGGGATGTCTCCTCCTGGCCCTGGCACTCGTCACCCTCAAGTACAGGTAGCTCTACCCTACCCCCATGGGGGGGGTATAACCGTCTATCACGACCTGAAGATCCTACCGGCCCGGCTAACCATCGATCACGATTCCGACCCGTCCTGCGACCTGTCCTGCGACCTGTCATCCGGTTTTTACAAGAGGCCCCTATAAACATGAGTCAGAAGCAGGGAGCGCCACCGAGCGCTACCGCTGGCTCTGTTTATATAGGATTAAAAGGAATCGCTAAATCGTTGGGCTGCATTAGGTAAGAGCGGAAATCGTCAGAATCCCGTGAAGATGTTGCAGCATCTAAGTTTGTGGGCGTTTTTCTGAGGGTGTTTTCCGGCTCACGAGGCCCCCATGGAGGGGGCTAGGAGGTGTCAAGGATGGTTGACAGTGGGGGTCCGGGAGGGACGTTTGCGGTCGATGGGACGGTTGAGGACTGGGCCAATTGGGAGCATCACATGGGACCGGAAGACAGGGAGACGTTCGAGGGACAGTTCGTACCGCTGAGTGGGAATGACCTCTTCCAGGCGCAGGCGACCCCTCCGGCTTGGCTCCTGACTGACTTGATACGCGAGCGGAGCCTCGTCATGGTGTCGGGAGAACCCTTCTCGGGGAAGACGCTCTTCCTCCTCTCGTTGGCGATCGCGTTGGATACAGGGCATCCGTTCCTCGACGTGTTTGCGCCTATCGATGGGCATAGGTGTCTGTTTATTGGACAGGATGCGCCCACGTGGGATTACATCGGGTGCTACTCAGCGCTAGCTCGTGGGGTCGTGCGCGGTGTGGTGCCGCACCTGCCATCGATCTTCATCTTGAACAAGGGGCTCTCGTTAAATCAGCCACAAGCGTTTCGCATAGCGGTTAGCGAGGCGGTGCGCCTCTACGGGATCGATGTCCTCATGCTCGATGTGCTCAAGTCGTTCCATGATTACGATGAGAACTCGAATGTTGAGATGGCGCGGGTGATGGATATGCTCAAGGCGTTGAGGGATTCGCTCGGCTTGACGGTGTTTATGTCGCATCACACGGCAAAACCGAACGCGCAAACGGCGGGCGAGAATTATTTTGGAAACTATCGAGCGAGAGGCGCATCTGTTATAGCGGGTTCGATCGATCAGCACTTTTTGCTGAGGACGGGGACGAAAGATAAGGTGGGTGCGACGATCAAGTTGCATATGCCGAAGGCGAGAGGGGCGATGAGTGGGTTGAAGTTGGATGATTTGCAGTTGTTGGAGGAGCAAAAGGCGGGGGTGAGGGCGTTGGTGCTGAGGTCGAACGTGCTTGTGACGGACGAGATGACACGGTTGGTGATGGGGGCGTTAGATAAGGAGGTGAGTCGGAGGCCAGCGGAGGTGCACCGGGCAATCAAGTCGGGGTTTGGGCATTTGGATGAGGGGCAGACGTACAACAGGATGTATCAGGCGATGAAGAGGCTGGAGAAGCAGGGGTTGGTGGAGCAGCCAGCGAGGGGGTTGTGGCGCAGGGTGCGAGAGACGGTGGAGGTAGCGTGAAGACGGAAGAGTTGCACGAGAAGGCAAGAAGGTGCCTCAAGGAGCTAGGGCCTAGTTCGGATAAGGTGGCGATGACGTTGAAGCGGATGGGGGTCAAAGGAATACCAGGTGAGGCCAAACATTGCCCAATCGCTAACTATATGAAGAAGAAGACGTTTAGGCTATTGAGTCCTTTGGTTGCGGGTACGTTCTCGTTTAACGGACCGCTTGGGCGTGAATTTGTTTACCTCCCAAGGTCTGTGACGGCTTTCGTGAAACGATTCGACCAGGAGAAGTATCCGTTTCTCAAGAGGGGCAAATGAGACTGGGCGTAACGACGGTGAGTGTGACGCGGGAGATCAAGCTGACGATGAGGGAGGATGAAGGTGGAGGGCTAGAGTGGTTCCTGACGATAGAGGAGGCGCTCGTGACAATGTCGGAAGAGACGTTCCAGGCGCTGATTAGGGAGAGAGAGAGACTGCTTAGGACGGCGCGGGTGACCAGGTCAGATAAGGAGATAGTCGGTGGGTGATCTGCAGAGGTTGAGTGGGTTGATGGAGCACGTTAATCGGGAACTGGCGAAGATGGAGTACCCGGACTTCGCCAAGGCTATGTTGGCAGAGGAGTTGTGGCCCTTGGTGAAGGAGAAACCGGAGAAGGAGGCGAGGGTAGAGTCAAGGGGCGATAAGACGCTCCAAGAGACGCTTCAGGCGCTGCGGGAGGATAACTGGACGCTGGATCAGATCTCGCAGAAGGTTGGGGTGACGAACTCGACCGTGAGGATGGCGCTCCTCGGGAGGCGCCTCAATGCGACCTCGCGGAGGAAGTTCGCGAGGGCGTTTGAGTTGAAGATGGTGGAGCCGAAGGTGGCGCGGGGCATACCCCCGAGCAAGAGGCCGGATAAGAAGGCGGAGTACAACCGGAGGTACAGGGAGAGGCTCCAGTCGAGCGAGGCGCTCCAGACGTTTGCCACGACGTTGACGAAGCTGCGACAGGCTAGCGGCATGACGCAGAAGGAGTTGGAGAAGAAGAGCCAGGTTAATATAAGCCGGATCGAGAACCGCTGCACGGTGCCGACGCTTGCGGGCATTGAGAAGATCGCCGATGCGTTAAGGGTGTCGACGAGCGTGTTCCCGGATCTGGCGGAGTTGAGGAGTGTGGACTATAGGAATCTGAGGCACCGGGCGAGCGTCTAAGGGTGAATGAGGTGGCGTTGGGTTCTGGTGGTGTGGGCGGCGTGGCTCCTGCTGCTGATATTGGCGCTCGGGACGGCACACAGCGAGACGATCGGGTATCGGTTCACTGCTCCGACGAGCGATCAGAGAGGGTGCCCGGGGACGGTGGCGTATGACTCGCTCGCGTTGTTGCCGCCTTTGCCGCTCACGGGGCTCACACGGTTTGAGATCTGGGGCGTTAGGTTTAGGGACCTCGATACGTTGATGCTGGGGGATATCCCGTGCTCGGGGTGCGCCGGGGACACGATTGGGTTTGACCTCGATATCCTGCCCGGGACGATGGGGAGCTTGTGGATACGGGCGTTTGATGCGGAGAATAATCGGTCGTGTATCGGGAGTCAGAGCGTGTTCGCGGTGCCTGCGCAGGAGACGGTGGGAGATACGATTGGGCACGGGGCGGGGTTAAAGTGCGAGATGTACGCGGACCGGGAGCAGACGGTGAAGGTGGGGGAGCGCGTCGATAGCACGGTAGCGTTTGTGTGGGGCGATCAGGCGGCTTGGCTGGGCGGATCGATAGACAACTTCTCGATGCGGTGGAGCGGGATGGTGCACGTGCCCACGAGCGGCGTTTGGAATCTATACGTGCAGTCGGACGATGGGAGGCGGCTCTGGCTCGATGGTGTGAAGGTGATGGACTTCTGGGTGCCGACATGGAGCGAAGGACAGTGGGCAGGTAGCCTTGCGGAGGGTGACCATGCCATACGGGTTGATTATTTCGAGGCTGGGGGCGGAGCCCTCTGCACGTTGCAATGGGCCGGGCCGGGACAGGGGAAGTCCATCGTGCCGGGTAGCAGGTTAACCCACTAGGATGAGGTGAGAAGAATGGCTGGGAAGAAGGCGAAACTGACCGGGGCAGGGAGGATCGCGCTCGCGAAGGTGAAGAAGCTCTATCCGAAGGTGATGAAGGTTGTGGATGCGGATGAGAAAGTCGTGATTACGGTGACGGAGAAGGATGGGAATACGGGGCATCAGCTTGACTTGACGGAGTGTGCCCTGGCGATTGCGTGTAAGAGGCAGCTTGGGTTGCAAGGGGCGATCATTGGGTTGGGGACGAGTTACCTCGTGAGGGGGACGGTGGCGACGCGCTATAAGACGGGCCAGTCGATCACGCGGGAGATCACGTCGTTTGATCGGCACAAGGACTTTAAGCCGGGCGTGTATACGTTGGTGCCGTATCCCACGAAGGCGCATCTGGGTGCGTATGAAACGTCGACCAAAGGGCACGCGACAGGAAAGAACCCGAGGTACGCCGCGCGCCACGTGACGACCGGGGTGAGGTCGAGCTAGATGGTGGGGGTGCTGGTGGTCTTGGTCGTTGTGGTGGTCTGTCTGGGCATGCTGCTCGAACGGAAGAAGCGCCCGTGACCAGGGCGATTACATAGAGGCAGGGCCGCTCGGGGCATCGAGGCCCTGGCGGAAACGGAGCAGGGATGGCGCGTTTACCCCTTTGGTTGGAGGTACTCCCCATGCGTTTCCTCGTTCTTGCGGCGGTGGTGGTGGTGGTGGCGGGCTGCGGCGACAAGGTGAAGAATCCCTATTTCAAGCCGGAGATTTCCGGTGCGACCTATGCGGTGCCGGTTGCGACGACAGGGCACAAGATCCCACGTATTCCACTCAACATGCCCAACTCCTGCGTGTACGTGCAGGGCGAAGGTTGGACGTGTAGTGGGGAAATCTGGGATGAGAACGGGCGGTTGCAGATGGCGGACGACGATGTCATCTACGCTGCGCCCAAGTTCACGCCCGTGGCACAGCAGGCGGTGCCCGTAATTCAGGCGACGACGCCGGATAGCGAGCCGATCCTGATCTACCGGGTGGGTGATCCGACGGCGGACGATTAGGCGCAGGCGGCTTGGCGCTCGGCACCACACATCGACTGGAACGAGGCCGGTTTCCTAAACCGGAGGTGGAGGTTCGAGTCCTCCTGGTGCCGCTTGTGATGCAGGACCGGGCCGATGAGCCCAACGAGTCCCTCCTATCACACTAGGAGGGTGGTGAACCGAAAAGGGGCGGGTTCCCCCAGTGGGATGAGAGCTACTGTTGCCCTGCGGTAGGCCCGCCCCTCCCATCGGTCTGACGAGGCAGGAGGAGGACACGCTGAATCCTTACGATAGAGAGATCACGATTGGCTTCATCCTTATCATGCTCCTCGCGGTTATTGCAGGAGTGATGCTTATAGTCGGAGTCTTGACGCACACGATGTGACGCCGTGTCCGAGTGGTGCAGGAGACGGTCCGCAAAACCGTTTACGGGGGTTCGACTCCTCCCGGCGTCTCCAGGTTAGAGGTGGCTCGTGGCCCATCTGATGGGTCTTGTCCACAATCGGGTGGCAACGACGCCGGTATCAAGCCCGGCCCACGAGCCGTTTGAGTAGCGCGCGGTGGCATCTATCGGACCTCTCTTGGAGAAGGGGGAGGTTGCAACCCCGGGTAGGTCTTGCGGGGGAACCGAGGAAACATCGGGGGGAGTGGCGCACCCCCGGGGCCGCTTGCACAGCCACCAAGCCACGTTTGAATCCCGTTCGGAAGAGGAGCATCCAAAGCGCATGGCTAACGAGAAGAAGGTGAGGCACACGGCGGCAGTTGACGCGTCGATCGAAGCGGAGTGGCAAGAGAACAAGTTCATCGTGACGATGGAGGTCAAGAACCCGAGGGCGCTGGAGGGGGTGCCGGAGGAAGTGCGCGATAGCATGACAATGACGGTCATGGCGCATGCGCTGTTGGAGAAGGCGAGTGAGATTCGGAAGGAGGCGGGGCTGGAGAAGGATTGGCAGGTCGAGGCGCACAAGGTGAAGCCGGACGATGCGAAGATCCACTAGCGAGAGGGAGGTGCACGTGAGCGAGAAGGTGCAGGCGCATCAGGGGGATATCTTCTTCGAGAGGTTGGATGGCGTGCCGAAGGGCTATACGTACAATGCGGAGTTGTCGAGCAAGGGACGCATTGTCTTGGCGGAGGGAGAGGTGACGGGCCACTTCCACGCGATCGAGGAGGATACGGATACGGTAGTGCTTTCACCCCGGGAGAAGGCAGCGATCGATGATCTCATTCTCCACGTTAGGCGGCCTGAAGGCGTGGTGGTCCAGCATCCGGAGCACGGGCCGATTACGCTGGAGCCGGGCATTTGGAAGGTTAAGAGGCAGCGGGAATACGAGTACGGAAGCGAGTCGCGGGAGAAGGAAGCGCGGGCGCGGCAGGTCGCGGACTAGAGGCGGAGGCGAGTACGAGATACACACCGACCCTGCGGCAAGGCAGGGAGCAGCAGCAGTCCGCAAAGCAGCAGTTTTTTGAAGAGCTAGCGAAGCTGAAGCAGGCGGCAATGACGGATGAGCCGCCGCTATACGGCTTACCGCTAGAGTCTAGATTCGCCGACTTTCTCGAAGGACCACTGACCTACGCCCAAGCGTCTAGACGTATGGGCTTTCCCACCACACTGACCGAGTCGGAGATGGCAGACCCGAGCCCGATTGAGATGGACCCAGGCAAGATGACGGATTTGGATCGCGGTAGGCTGGCGGCCAAGCGTCTCGCGGAGGGGCTCTTGCCGGTCGTTGGCGTCTCCGCGAGCGTGCCGAAGAAGTTCACGCCACGCGGGGTAACGGCTGCGTTTCAGATGGGCCAGTCGATCCAGACCGTGTGGCAGGCGGCGACCTACTATGCACCCGATGGGGATAAGGAGACGTTCTACCCGCTCATGGTGAGGCTGGATGCGGCGGGGCGCCTCCACTGCGAGGACGGTCCGTCGATGACGTTCTCGGATGGGTTTGAGACGTTTCATATCCATGGGATCGAGGTGGGGCGGCAAGTGATCGTCGCCCCGCACGAGATCCCGGTGGAGATGATCCAGGCGTGTAAGAACGTGGAGCAGAGGCGGGTCATCATCAAGAGATACGGGCAGCAGAGGTATATGGAGAAGCTGGGCCTGAAGCCCGTGCATCGGGATGACTGGGGGGAGTTGTACAAGGCCCCCGTGCCCGGGGATGAGGACCTGACGATGGTGAAGGTGGTCAACAACACGCCCGAGAAAGACGGGACGTACAAGGACTACTGGCTCCCGGTGCCGCCCAGCATGAAGACGGCGAAGGAAGCGGTGGCGTGGACGTGGGCCAAGCCGGAGCAGGAGTTTAATCCAACCGAGAGGTCGTGACGATGCGCGGGCATGGGCAGAGCGATATCGAGAGGCGGCTTGTGGAACTAGAGCGGCGGCAACAGGTGTTTGTGAGCCAGATGGCGGAGGCGGTGGTGTGTCTGGCGGAGAGTCAGTTGATTGTGGCCGAGAGGGCGGGGATCGAGATACCGGATGGGATGAAGAACCGGATTGGGTCGTTACAGTTGATGCTCAGTTCGCTCTCGGCGGGGCAGGGGTGATGGCAGACAAGATTGAGTTTGGTATTAAGAAGGATCATGTCACCAAGGCTATCGGACTGAAGTTCGATATCACAACGGAGAACATGGAAGCCTTCCACAAGGCGTATATGGATGCGAAGAGCTACATAGACATCGAAGCAACGATCGATGGCCAAACCAAGACGTTCACCTGGGAGGAGTTTAAGGTGGCGTTGGGGTTTGCGAAGTAGTGCTCCTCTCCGTCAGCGACATCAACCTCTTCCTCCGCTGTGAGCACGAGTGGTGGTGTAAGTGCGTTCGGAAGCGCGTGCCGAGGCGTGGGGATGCGGCACTCTATGCCGGATCGTTGTGGCACGTGCTCCTGGCTGAATACGCAAAGAGCCAGGACAAGACGAAGGCGCTGGAGACGGCGACGGGGGAGTTGGCGCGGTTGAGGGACGAGCTAGCCGTGTTCGGCATCGAGAAGACGGTCGAGGACTTCCAGAAGCAGGCGGACGGGTTGCTCGCGGCGTTCGCGCTCTATGAGGACCCGACGCTGGGGTTTGAGACGCTGGCGATTGAGACGCCCATTCAGGCGCGGCTGCCGTATCGGAGGCTCGTGCAGCATGAGTTGATCGGCACGCCGGATCGCGTCGTGAGGGCGCCCGATGGCCGGGTGTGGTCGGTCCAGTACAAGACGATATCGGATCGCACACCGCCAGCCGTGTTCGTCGAGATGGCGCAGCGGACGTTGCACGAGCTAGTCTACGCGTTCTTGATCTCGGAGAAGTACGTCCTACAGGAGAAGGACTATGGCGGGACTATTCTCAACGTTACTCGGAAGCTCTCTGCCCGGGGTCTTCGGGAGCGCCCTGAGTCAGCATTCATCCATGAGCCGATCCCCATACAGTGGGAGCAGGTATCAAGCGCACTCCACGATATCGCCACCTGGGGGGACCGTATGGAGCGAATCGCCCTGGGGCTGGAGCCTCCTACCCAGAACCGGACCGCTGACTGCAACCGCTACGGGAACGTTCTCTCTCCCTACTGGGAAGTTCGGGTGGGTCGGGCAAGACTTGAGGACGACCTCTGGTATATGGACGCAAGTCCACGGTATGGGGAAGTTGGAGCCCTGGAGTCCGCTCGATAGTCCGGAGGTGTTTGGACTTGACCTGAAAGGGGTTAGCGACCGCGTCTATGCTCTCCTTAATCTTGTCTTCTCCTATTCGTCTTGGCCAGTTGAGGTCGCTGCGCAATCAACGATGGTCTCCCACCGATGAGGCGATCGTGTTCGTCGCACCGGGGGAGGAGGCGGAACTAGCGGTGCAGGGGTTACAGGTCGCGGGGCTGATTCCGAATCTGAAGGTGCTGGAGCCCCCGATGGAGGAGCGGTTGCCACCGTGGGATGCGTTGGTGCAGGGAGTGGCCGAGGCGGCGAACGATTGGGTCTGGCTCCTCCCGCCCGAGATGAAGCCTGCTCCGATGGCGTTGGAGACGATACGCGGGGCGATCGAGGCAAGGGAGGACGCGAAGATCCACGTGTTCCGGGCGTATGGGTTGAATGGGTGCCTCATGCCGAGCCACCCCGCGAGGGAGGCGTTTGTGCCTCGCGAGATGACCGTGGCGTGCGCTGTGGTGCCGCGCGGGCTTGCGCGCCTCGCGACCTTTCACGCTGGACAGTGGGGCGATCTCGCGTGGCTGGATGAGGCGGCGCGGTTGCACCCGGCTGGAGAGGGGTCGGTCGTTTGGCACAACCGGCTCGTGGCGGTGAGGGATACGGACACGGTGTACATCGAGGAGAGGTTGGGGGACGCAACGCCCAGGTGGAGTTTCCGGCCGCAGGAGTTCATCAAGACTTCGGAGAAGGAGGAGGTTGGGACGCTGGAGTTGGCGCACGTTGGGGAGGGATGGCTCGGGCAGTTGAGGCTCGCGGAGAAGGCGCGGGGGATGGGGTATCGGGCGCCGCTCGCTCGGTTCGCGCTGGAGGCGTGTAGCGGGGAGAGGTTGACCTTGCGAGGGCCGGGCGAGGATGACGTGGAGGAGCATGCGGGCTTGTGCTACCTGTGGGACGAGTTCGAGAAGCACGCGGGGGCGAAGGCGTGAGCGAGCGCTTCAACCCAGTCGACCACCCGACCTGCACGGTGCTGCCGGATCGTTTGACCAACGTGGATGACTTCCACCCGCATCTACCAGTGGCGATGGCGTTGGTATCGATGCTCCGGCCGAGTCGGGTGGTGGAGCTAGGCGTGTACCTGGGGGATAGCTTGTGCAGCATGGCCCAGGCGGTGAGGCTGCTTGCGCTCCCCACGAAGCTCTATGGCGTGGACACGTGGAAGGGCGATGAGCACTCGGGGCGGTACGGCGAGGAGATCGTGCAGGATCTGAGGCGCTACCTCGTGCGGAACGATTACCAGAACGTTGAGTTGATTCGGAAGACGACCTTGCAGGCGGTGCCGCATTTTAGAGATGGGTCGGTGGACCTGCTGCACATCGATGCGGACCATACGTATGAGGGCGTGAAGGCGGATTGGGAGGGGTACCTCCCGAAGGTGAGCGAGCAGGGGGCGGTGATCCTGCACGATATTTATACGTTCACGCATCCTCAGTTGAAGGTGTGGAAGTTGTGGGAGGAGATTAAGGCCGCGCACCCGGGGAGGACGTTTGAGTTCCCGCATGCGTGGGGTGTGGGGTTGGTGCAGCCGAATCGCGTGCATCCCAATTTGGTGGACCTCTTCGCGATGGGGCAAGAGGACGTGGAGAAGACGCAGCAGTTCTTCGCGGTGCTGGGGCAGAGGGTGATGGACTACGGCGAGGCGCGGAGGCAGGCGGTAGAGGCGTTGACGCAGGCGTTAAAGAAGTGAATCGCGCGCGGGCGTTGAGGCGTCTAAGTAGGTTCAGAGGAGGTGGCACGTGATGATAAAGAGTCAACATGAGAACGTATGGGAAGAGATCTATCTATCTGACCTCAAGTACCAGAATCAGATTGAGTCCCGATTCAAGAATAACCCAGGGCGACACGGGATGAGGAACGAGGTACCGATCCAGTCAGTGCGTGGTGGGTGCCCTCCGGTGGCTGTGCTGGTTGACTGCTGCCTCGCGTGCACGATTCCGAGTCTGCACCACTACCAGGATGTAGATTGGGATGACAAGAACGAGAGGGAGATTGTCACCTGGAAGCTGCAATTCAATGAATATACCCAGGTCTACCATGCTAACTGGCGGTTGCTTGACTAATGGCGATCGCAACCGGCACACCCGATCTATATGAACGCATCCTAATCTACGGGGCACCCAAGGTAGGGAAGACGCGCTTCGCCACGGCTCTGACGGGGAGGTTTGGCGAGGCCGTTTACTTTGCCGTCGATCCGGGCGCAGAGCGACTTGACTCGGTACTAACCGGGTATCGGAGCCGCCTCCACGTGGTCCAGTCGAGGCCGAAGGTAGGCGAGGTGTACGACCCGAGGAAGGACGCCTTCATCATCGCCCAGGAGGACTGGACGAAGCAGTTCCCCGGGGTGAAGACGTTGATCTGGGACACGTTGACCATCACGAGCCAGTCGATCCTCGCACACATTGCCGATACCGGAGCATTCAGCGCCACCCAGCATATCTCGATGGGGCAGAAGGGGTCGAAGGAGTACCAGACCGTGCCGATGCAGGGGGATTACGGGGCAGCGCAGAATGCCGTGGACCGATTGATAACGTTCCTATTCCAGCAGCCACTTCACGTGATTGTCTTGGCGCACGAGGGTTACCGAGAGGCCATGGAGGGAGGGGCCAAGACTCTGATTGGAGGCCCGCTGACGGTAGGCTCCAAAACGATCGGGTCGTTAGCGGGGCGTTTTCCCACTGCAATCAGACTCACGAGGAAAGAAGAGTCGGCAGGGTTTGAGAAGAAGACGAAGGTCGTGGCGTGGACGGAGACGAAGGGCGTGTGGGTTGCCGGAGTGAGGTCGGGGCATCTGATGAACCCGATGCCGATGGTCGACGTGCCGCCCGATCCGATTGGGTTCTGGGAGCAGTACGATCGAATGTTTCTAGCCGAGGAGGGGGCGAATGTCTGAGGGCGGATTCCTGACGATTTCAGGGGGAGCGATCAAGGCGGCAGAGGAGGCGGCTGAGAACAAGATGAAGGTGCCGGAGACGGCACGGACGGGGAGGGACAAGGAGGTCAGGTTCTGGGAGGAGGCGGGCACGATCACAGCCGCCTACTCGAAGAAGTACACGGACACGAAGACCAACACGGAGGTCCGGGTCCTGACGTATGAGGTTGCGTGCTCGGCTGATGGGTCGGGGGAGAACGTGGGGTTCGTCATTAAGAATGGGTTGAGGTTCGCACCCTCGGCTATGGCGATGGGGGAGCCCCAGAACCTGGCGAAGATGTCGTTTCTCTCGGTCAACAAGTTGGTGGGGCTGCTCCGCGCCCTGGGGTTCCAGGGCGATCAGCCGGACGGAGGGTATAGCCAGGAGATGCTCGCGGCCTTGTTCCCGGCTGAGGATGCGTTCGGGGAGATGAGTGCGCTCGTGAACCGGACGTTGAGGTTTGAGGTGCGGCAGGCTCCCACGGTGGGGAACGACGGGCAGAAGCGGTTCTTCCCTGAGATAAGCAAGGTGTTTGAGGTCGTTTGAACGCTTGAGACGATTGCCACGGACGGGCATCTAAACGGGAGGTAGCTCATGGAAGAGCAGGGTGGGCGTGATCTGGTCAATAGGATGGCGCGCGATGTCGTGAGGATGCAACAACCTCCGGCCGCAGCCGAAGAGGGGGCTGATTGGCAAGAGCCCCCCGGAATGCAGAACGGGCCGCAGCCTGGCCCCGCGCCGACAGAGGTGCAGCGTAACGCGCCCGAAGCCGCCCCTACCCAGCCTCCGGCTCCCGAGCTTCTTGGAGTCGACGTGAAGGCAGGGATTCTCTTCACGAGCATCGGGAACTTCCCGATCGAGATTAAGGAGCGGAACAGGATTGCGAAGGCATGCTTACGAACTATAAAGGCGCAATTGGCCTCAACCTACACGGTAATGGCAAGAGGGATTTCCGTGAGGCAGCGGGCCGTCCGATCGGACAAAGGGAAGGCGAAGCCCAAACGGCGGCCCAGCAAGACCGCCCCTGGCGTGGCCTCCTAACCCGCTGCCGTAACTGTGGTCGGACAGAGATCCCCTCTGGGCGGGAGAGCCTCCGTGAGGGCTTTCGGCTCCAGCCGGAGGGGCTCTGTCTTGACTGCTCCAGCGTAGCAACTCACTTCGCCGCGAGAGGTCTCGCCGCCTTCCGGGGCTCCTTGAAGGGAGTCTCATGCAAGGATGCGTTGAGACCCGGGCAGATGGACAACTAGCTCCACTAACTAAGGTACAGGTGGCGTGTGGACGTGACGAGGCGCGTGAGGTCGGGCTTCCCAAGTGGGTCGGACACGCTGCTGAGGAGTGGGGTGTCGAGTTGGTCGGTGCAGATGCCGAATGCGCACTTCAACATGCACCACTCGGTCTCTTTGGAGGCGACCTACTTCGAGCTTGGACTGGCACGGCTCGTCGAATCGAGGACGTACGGGGATATCTCAACCAGCCAATTGGTCCAGGCGTATCCGTTCTTAGGCGATCATATAATGTTCGAGGCAGCTATCGTACTGAGCGCAAGGGTCGGGACGGCACGGTCCTTCACCGAGTCGGCGACCCCAAGCACGGGTGGGTGGATCACCGTGTCGACTCCCCGCTTTCACGATTGGATGTTGGCTTCATGGGACTTCATCGTCCTGAGACGATCTCTAGTGGTAGGTTTCACTGGCTTCCTGTATTCAAGGCGGATCTTGAACGACTTGCTCGATGGACGCGCGGGGAAGTCCATCCCCTCAAGATCGACATCGCGGGCTGGGGTGGTGCGGAACGACTTCTAGACGCGCGTGAGGTGACGCTCGACATCGAGACCTCGATGGACGGGAAGCGCATCCACCTCGTGGGGTTGGCGGGAGAGAGCGGTCCGGCGCACGTGCTCCCGTGGGGGAGCGAGGCGCGCGATCTCTTGCAGGAGTTGGTCAGGCGGGAGGTCCTGCTCATCGGGCACAACCTGACGTTTGACCTCACGTGCTTGAGCCAAGCCGGGGTGGAGTTCCCCGAGGGGCAAAAGGTCTACGACACCCTCCACGCCACGAGCCTCCTCCTTCCCGATTACTACAAGGGCCTCGGCCGTGTGGCCTCCGTGTACCTCGACCTCTACCCCTGGAAACACCTCGCACGTGTGGATCGTGTCCGATACAACGCCACCGATGTGCTCGTGACCCGGGCGCTGAAGGGGAGGCTGGAGGGGTTGATTGCAGAGGCGGGGATGACTGGGCTGATGCAGACGGTCAATGCGCGCCTCCTCCCGTGGGCGAGGATGAGTCAGAGGGGGATGCGGGTCGACCTCGCACAGTTGGACGTGTGGAAGCGCGATACGGCGAGACGGCTTGAGGAGGCACGGATAGAGTGGGAGAAGTATGCCGCCGTGCCGCTTGGGTCGGTGGCGAAGGTGGGGCGCTACTTCTACGGGAAGGCGAGGTCGGCGGGGTGGCTGGAGGATGAGGCGCTCGGGCGGCTCGCGCTCCGACGGCCGGAGAAGCTCGCGGCTGCGATGGCGTACTCGCGGTGGAGACGGGTGAAGCGGGAGGCGGACGTGAGGATCGAGCCGGATGCGGATGGGCTGATCCACCCCGTGTGGATGCCCTATGACCCGGAACGCGGGGGGAAAACGACGCTGGAGCCGGATCTCGCGCTCCTTGGGCCGGTGGGGCGGAGGATGATCGTGCCACGGCAGAAGGATCACCGGATCTGGGTACTGGATTACGGGGACACGTTTACGGAACTGCTCTTCTCGAAGGAGAACACCATGGTTGGAGTGGATGCAGTGCGCTCCAAGGCGACGTTGGAGGGGTTCCTCAGGCGGTGGTCAGCCGGGAGTCTAGCGGCGCGCTTGACGATCAAGGGGTTCACGACCACGGTGAAGCAGGCGGAGGGGTTGTACGAGCGCTTCCGCGAGGCGTCCCCCAGGCTTACTGCGTGGGTGAAGGCGGTCGAACGCGAGGGTGTGGAGAAGGGCTTCCTCACGAATAGCTATGGGCGCGTGCGGTACTTCTACGGGAATCGGATGGAGGAGGGAGAGCCGGTTGGGGCAACGGTCCATGAGATGGTCGAGTGGATGGTGGAATCGAACATGGAGGACCGGATGAGAGTGAACAGTGAAGGTTGGACGATTGGGCGGTATGCCGTGGGGGAAGGGGAAGATAGCCCCGTCGACTACATGGGTTGGCATCCGCATGAGAACTGGCAGGCGGCGATCGATGCATCGGAGCCGCTACCCAAGCTGGGAGAGCCGCGATGATCCCCGACTATAGCTGGATGAAGCTGAAGTGGGGGTATGAGGTCAAGCGGTTCGAGAAGGACCCGCGCTACCGATGGCAAGTGTACATCCCGAAGCTCGTCCGGTGGAGGTCGCCTCAGTATAACTCGCAGGATATCATCATGCCGAAGTCGGCGGCTCAGGCGCTGATGGAGGAGCTACAACGCATCCTAGCGGAGCCCGGGCTAGAGGGCGTGGTGTTGGAGAAGCGCGCACGAGAGACGGAACCAGATGAGCGAGTCGACTGACATTCACGAGGCGTACTGCCACTACTACAGGTGCAAGCGTCCGCTGATCCCGAACCACTTCTACTGCGAGTGGCACTTCACGCTGGAGACGTTGGTGAAACACAAGCTGATCTATCCGCTTGCCGGGATGAAGTCGGCAATGTGGGTGTCAAGGCAGCTTCACCTGCGCGATTACTACATGGGGTTCTTCATTCAGAGGATACGGAGGCTCCTCGCGCGAGAGATCGATCCGGTGGATAGCGGATGGAGGCTGTTGGAGGTCGCAATGTCGGCCTTGCCCGGGAATCCTTCGACCGTGTGTGGCATCAAAGTCTCGACCGAACACATGGTGAGGCTGATCGCGAGCGTCAAGGAGATCGATCACAAGGTGTCGTGTTTGCTGCTAAAGAAGAAGCAGAGGGCAAGGAGGCCCAACGGTGCCGTGGCCAGAGATAAAGCACTTCAAACCAGAGGAGTTCGACTCTCCGGATGAACCGGGTAGCGGGGAGAGGATGCAGATGGCGTTTGTTCAGACGTTGGACAGGTTGAGGGAGGAATGTGGGTTTCCGTTTTATATCTCGTCTGGGTTTAGGACGGAGGCGCATAACCAGGGGTTGGTAGGAGCGGTGGATGGATCGGCGCACACGAGAGGGTGGGCGGCCGATATTGCCTTGATAGGGCGCACGTCGGGGGAGATCACGTGGAAGAGGGCGGCGCTGGTGATTTCGGCGGTCAGAGCGGGGATCGTGAGGATGGGGATTGGGGTGACGTTCGTACACCTGGACATGGACCCGGCGCTGCCGAAGCCGCGCGTGTGGCGGTATGACTGAGGCGGTGAAGGAGCTTGAGGCGATCAAGGCGGAGGTGGGATCGTTGTGCGAGGGGAATGTAACGCACCATGAGTGGTGTGGGTGTCAGATTGCGAAGAGGCTTGGGCGGGCGATTGAGGCGGTGAAGAGGTGGGAGGAGGAGGCGGAGAGGGCGGAGGAGGCGGAGTACCGGGAGACGATGCGGTTACTGAAGGAAAAGGACGAACAGATCGAGAGGTTGGAGCGGATGGTGGACGATGCGGCGAGACGGGGGAGAGTGTGAGCTACATGGAAGGGAAAGAGAGAGCTAAGGTGTGGGTCTGGGTTGCTCCATTCGTGGCTGCTGCGTTTGCGTTTGCGGTCTATAGCGTGGCAGATTGCCAACGGGCTAATTATCAGGCTCAAGTGGATGGGATGGTGCATATGACTATCTATTACAATGGTCCAATCCTGCCCGACACGCTTGTCATGGTGCGCCCATGAGCGAAGAGGCGTTGATGTCCCTGGAGGAGGTGGCGCGGCACCTGGGACGCATGACTACTGGCGTAGTGAACGGCAACATGGCGTATCTCGATGTTGGATTGGCGCAGCGGATGGCCCGCGCCCTCCGCGCCCACATCGAGGGCGGGTGCGTGCCAGTTTCCGAGTTACAGGATTTGCTTGATCGAAGAGACGCCTTCGCTACGCGTGATTTAGACACCATGTTCGTAGATTCATTTCTACAGGGAGTCCGCCGCGTACACAGGCAAATCAAAACCCTCCTCGACAAGCACGCCCCAGCGAAGCCCGCGCCGGACCCGATTGTAGAGGCGCGACAGGCGATGCTGGATGCGCGGCGCAAGTTTAACCATCCATTACTCGGGGGCGCATTTCAAACGCTGGACCGTGCCGTCTCGCTCCTCGACCAAGCCATCGCGGAGCGCGGGAAGTGAGGGCCGAGAGGTGAGGGTTTACGAGGATAAGAGGACTGGCGGACTGGTTCATGCGATTGCGATTTGCCGGACCTGCGGCTGGAACTGTGAGAATTACCTGACGGCGTGGTCGCTTGGCAAAGCCCACGCTTCCCGTAAAGGTCACGAGGTATCGGTGGATGTTGGGCACAACTACGTCTACGACGGGACGCAACAGGCGCTCAAAAGGAAGAAGAAGGCAAACACCCCATGACCCAGCCCGAGAAAGCCAAGGGGGAGCTACCGCCACTACCCGATTACGCTCGCGGCGATTGGTCTGAGGTATCGCCCGTGATCGGCTTCACGTCTGGAGGTGCGTTCGGGGTTGCAGGCACGCTCGGCCCTAATGAGGTTCCGTACACGCGAGAGACGTTTATTCGAGGTGCCGCCCATATGCTCTACGGCAAACGTGCGGAAGAAGTAATCGAGCATTGGAAGCGATTGAAAGAGGCAAAGCCATGACCCCCGACCCCAAGGACGACCCGCTGGGGGTGCTGGTGTGCGTCGAGTCCATGTTGCGGGATCAGTCCCAAGCCGAAGCGTCGGCGGATTGGAATGGCTCGGCGGCTTGGCACAATGGACTGGCCGATCAGGTCCACGCAGCGCGGGAGGGGCTGGAGGAGCGCGACAAGTGGCAGGAGCGTGGGCTCCCATATCTAAGGCAACTGGTTCGCGCCCTGATGATCGCTGGCGATGGAAAGAGAGTGCTGACCCAGGGAGAGATAGCGGACCTGTACAACGTGGGGCGACTTGCGCTGGACACGCTCCCACACGCAGCGGCCCGAGACATGGAGGAGCGCCCGTGAAGCGCATGACGATTGGCGAGCAAGTCGATAAACACGGCATGTCTGAGGCGTTCTTGGCAGTCGCGGACGCTTTCCTGCGGCGAGATGTGGCCCCGATCAAGGACAAGATCGTGACTGAAACATTCGGCAAGTGGATCGTCTGCGTAAACGGAACGCGGGAGACGGTGAAGGCCGAGCCTGAAGGGACGATGGGTTGCAACGAGGTTCCGCCAGTCCATGCGGCCCTATTTTACAACGGCTGGCTTGCGGGCCTCATCTCCCCTGCTGGCGGATGGATTGCTGCTGGCGAGGGTGCGAACGAAGCGACCTTCATCGAAGCGATACGGTCGTGACCGACCAACGCGACGAGGTGGTGCTGTTGCCGTGTCCGTTTTGCGGGGTTACGCCAGTTCATACCAATTACCAGGTTATTTGCTGCACTACTTTGAGATGCCCGATACGAGCCCTAAATGTTTTCAGCTTAGAGCAATGGAACACCCGCGCACCACAAGGCGCTGTTAGCGATGGAGGGGCGCCCCAAGAAGGGTCTGCTGCTATCGAAGTGCCGAAGGCCAAGGCCGATAGCGCGGAGGTCGGTAAAAGTCCGATCCCGCCCAGGACACCCTCGCCCCCGCAGGTTTCGAGTAAAGGAGGAACGAATGCTGTGGATGCTGGCAAGAGATTGGTGGAGGTACCGATGGGCAAGCCCAATGTGGCGGCGAATCAACACAATGAAAACGTGGCGCCCGCTCCCGATGTGAGCCTGGCGGGGCCGCGTGTGTTTACTAGTGAGGAGCGGAAGGCGCTGGACCTAGCAGCGACACGTTGCGAAGTATGGGCTGGCGCTTACGAGGATGGTGGAAGCGTGGATGAACGCAATGCAGCCGCCACCATCCGCAAACTCCTGGAGAAACCATGATCCTGTCTTGGCTCAAATGCGCTAGATGCCAAAAGCTCTACGAGGTGCTCGACGAGGATGATTGGGCCTACTGGTGCCGCGAATGCGTGCAGGCCGCAACGGAACTGCTGGGCCATAAGCCGTTCGTGATGTTTAAGCCCGCAGATGTCCCAGAGGGCTTCTATAAGAGTGAGCAGAGCAAACCACCCCATGACTGACACACCCGAGGCGAAGACGTGACCCGCCTCTTCATCACGCTGCCCGGCGAGGTGGAGACGCGGCTCACGGTGGAGTCGGAGGATGAGGCGCGGTGTCGGCAGGTGGCGCGGTGGCTCCTTAGGCTAGTGGCAGAGGGACTGATCCCCGAACCAGACCAGACCGACGAGGCGACCATGATCGCGCTCCTCAAGCTGGGCAAGAAGAAGCGGCAACCGGGTCTGACGGAGCAGTCGGCTGCCGCTCGTAGGGCGGTGAAGCAGTATCGTTCGTCTACTTGACGACCTTTCCCTTCGAGTCGAGGTGCAGGTGGTCAGGCTGGGCGGCCTTCAGCTTGAGCAGCTTCCCGAGGATGTAGTGCCAGACGATCTTCCGAAGGACGTTGTCGGCGAGGATCGCCCCCGTGAAGTTCCCAAGCCAGCCGAGGAGGCCCGAGGCCACGTAGACCGGCACGACGGTCTTGACCACGGCGAGAGAGTCGGAAGCGAGAAGAGAGTCCGCCGCCTGAGCCATGGCCGCGTGCGGCGCGAAGAGGCCCTGGAGGAAGGTTACGATGGTGGCGAGGACAGCAGCCACGGCCGGAGCGTTCTCCGCGATCCACGTTCCCACCTTGGGCCACTTCTTTGAGACCTCGATCAGGAGCCACTGCCCGACCCAGATTGCTAGTTGCTGGAGATTCATTCGGCCTCCTCAGGTCTATCTAGGGAAAAAGAGTTTCACCGCCAATGCCCCCATGGCAGCAGCGATCCCACCCACCGCGATCATCGGGAGCCAGAGGCGGCCCGCGAGTTCCTTGCTCGCGTCCCGCTCAGTCTGGATCTTCTCGCTGGTCGTGCGTTCCAGGGTCTGGATCTTCTCGGCGAGGGCGCGTTCGAGGTTCTGCATTTCGGTCCTCGGAGCCATCTCCTTGTACTGGCCGTCCATCTTCCGCGTGAGGTCGTTATGGGCGATGTTGTACTGGCTCTGGGCGGCCTCGGCCTTGACGATCGCCTCCTTCGAGGCTTGGAAGGCTGCGTTCGTGAGCTTCTCGGCGTCGATGAAGCGCTGGTTCAAGCGCTCGTTCTGCTCCTTGAAGATGGCCTCGAAGTGCTCCTTTAGGCTGACCGTGTCACTCACTCGGACTCGCCTTCTTGGGGAGGAGGGTGTTCGAGATGGCGGGGGTCATGGCGGCGACCAGAGGGGCGGCGCCCGGGGCCATGTAGTAGGCGGCGAGTGGGAGGCCCTCCTCGATAGCGAAGCGGGTGAGGGTTGTCGGGCGACCCTTCTTCGCCTCTCCGATTCCGGCGCCTAGTTTGCCCATGGTGGAGCCGATCGGGCCGGTCAAGAGGCCGAGCGTCCCGGCTGCACCGTAGTCGGTGGCGCGGGTGGCGTCGTAGAGAAGCCCCCAGCCAGCAGCGTTGGCCATGTTGTCGGCGAGGCGCTCGATGACGTTCGTGGGGCGGTCCTTCGCGCGCGCAAGGGCCTTGAGGTCCGAGATCGCCTCCCCACCTGCGGGCATGGTGAGGAGGAAGCGCGTCAGGGGCGCGGGGTCCCCGCCAGGCTTCCCCTCAACCCACTTCATGAAAGGCTTCACGACATGATCCTTAATCAAGCGCGTCTGCTGGAAGCCAAACGACTTAAACTGCGTGATGAAGCGGCCATACGGGCTGCGGTAGAAGACTGGCAGAGAGAGCGCATCTCCCCAGAAGTTCACGTCCATGGACACGGACTGCGCGGCCTTCAGGAGTTGCTCCTGGTTCAGCGTCCCGCCCTGTTCGACTATCTCACGCGCGTCGATCCCCAGTTTGCTAAAGCGGCCCTCTATGGCAGCAATCCGGTTCTGGATCACCTTCGGGACCCCAAGAACATTCAGTCCCGCCTTACCTACACCGCGTACGTTCGCGAGGCGCTCCGCCTGATGCGTGGCTGACATCAACTCCTGCCCCATGTGCTCGGCCATAGAGGCCCCACGCATGGCCCCGTAGACGCGGGAGGCCATGTCAAACTGGGTGAAGAGGACCTTGTCGAGGAACTCGGTCTCGCGGCCCACGAGAGACATCTGGCTGTCGCGCACCACGCCGCGCAGGGCCACGCCGGAACGGATCGCGAAGTCGAACACCTCGGGGTCCTGGGAGAGGTAGCGGAAGAAGTCGCGCATGGAGTTCCGGTAGCCGGTGCGGACGTTGGCGGAGAGCATCTGGCTCGGCTGGGAGATCGCGCCCAGGGCGAGCTTCGTGATGACCTCGGTCTTGGCGAGCCACTCAAGCGCCTTCCTTCCGAACTGGGGCTGGTCGAGGAGGCCGAACTGGCCTCGGACCACGGAGGTCGCGAGGTTCTTCATCTCGCCCTCGGGGATCGCCTCTAGCTGGGCGAAGGCGCGCGGGTACTTGAACTCGATCGCTTGGGCGGCACGGGCAGAGCGTTCGGCTTGGAGCTTACGGGCGTAGACGATCTCCATGGCGGTCTTGTCGGAGAGGGCCTTGGGGTTCGGGGGCGTGTACTCGATCGGGCCGGGGGAGACGAGGGCTGAGGAGGCGGGGAGGGTGCCGCCTGGGGCTGCCTCGCGAACCCCAGCCTCCACGGCGTCGGTTAGCTGCTCCGGCCCGAAGAGGATGTGGTTGGTGAGGCGGCGGGAGAAGTGCTCGTAGTATTGGGGGAGGATGCGATCGAGACGCGTCTCGTAGCCCGGGAGGCCCATCGTGCGGCCGATTAGGTAGTGGCCCGAGGAGGAGGCTGGGAAGCGGCCCGAGAGGACGCCTTCGTTAGAGGCGCGGATGCGCTGGGCGAAGTTGTCGGTCCATTCCTTCGCTTGTTCGAGAGTGCGACCCGTCTTCTTCATGAGGGTGTGGACAACCTGGTCTCGGTGCTTCCCGCCCGGCTCGTAGAACTCGGGGTTCACGAGGCGGTGGGGGATGTAGTTCTTCCGGAGGACGAAGCGGTGGAACTCATTGTCCTCGGGGGAGTAGACCTGCATCCGGGTCTTCTCGGCCATCTTACCGAAGGCGATCATGCGGCTGGCTTCGCGCTGGGCCACCCCGAAGAGGCGCTCGTCGGCCTTGTTCGTGGTGTACTCGGAGGCGACGCCGTAGAGTTCGGGGTCGGTGAAGTCGAACTTCTCGATGAACCAGGCGACCCGGGAGGACTCCTCCTCCGAGAGCCCCTCGAAGTTCTTGAAGAAGCCTGCCACGGATTCGCCCGCCTTGAGGGCCTGGACGGAGCGCGCCACCTTCATCTGGTCGGCGAGGCCCCCGAGGTTCGCCTTCCGGAGCACCTCCTCGCCCGAGGTGCCGAACCAGTGCCACGTCTTGTCGAAGGCTTCCTTCACGAAGGCTTGGGTGCGGGCTCGGATCGGAGCACCCCCGGGGAGGATATCGATCGCCCGGTTCATGCCTTTGGCGAGGGTGGAGGTGGTGCCCAGGGCCGCCCGGCCAGCAACCCGAGCGATGGGAGGGGCGATGGCAAGGGCGCCCCCGGTGAGGGCGCCAAAGGTAGCTGCGGTAGCGATGTCTCGGGAGTAGGTCTTCGGGTCCTCGTAGCCGTGCTGGAGCGCGGGGACGCCTTCCAGGGCTGCGTAGGTGGCCCCGGCGGCGGCTCCGGCTGTCCCGAGCTTCCAGATGAGGGCTACGGGGAGCTTGGCCGCGCCCCCACCTGCGAACCAAGACCCCCAGAAGGCCGCCCCCTTCCAGCCGAGGCGCTCCGCTTCCTCCAGGTTCCGGTCCCGGGTCTCCAGCGGGAGGACGTGGAACATGGGGTCCGCGAGGAGGCCGAGGGCCGCATGCCAGGCCCCGGTGAAGGGAGCCCCCGCAGCCTCGACCTGGTCCTTGATGATGTCCTCCAGCCGCATGGGGGGCGCCGCGAGATCGGGCACGCGAGCCTGCCCCCCTCCCCTCACACTTCCCTCCCCCACCCCCCGGCCCCTTGTGCCGGTTTGGCCCGTCGGTGAGACTGCGCCCCCCAGCATTCCCTGTATCGACATGCGCGCCGGGGGAGGCTGTGCTACTGCGACCCCCGTCGAGTCTGCGGGCGCCGCCAAAGCCAAAGCCCCCTGGGCCGTCGGTGGTTCCGCGACCGTTGGGGATGGTGGGGACGCCGCTCCCGAGGGCGCGGGAGCCTGGCGGAGGAGGCTATTGAGGGACATCGCCATCAGGGCACCACGGCTACGTCGCGGTCATAGTCCAGGCCGAGGTCGGCGAACGCCTTCCGCACCTTGGCCTCATCGTCCGGGGTGAAGTCCTGCCCGGGCTTGTACTTCTTGAGGAAGCCGAGGTCCGCAAGGAGCATCGTCGTGAGGCGGCGCTTCGACACCTGCCGCACACCCGACTCCCCCGCGAGAAGCCCCGTGACATACGTGCCCCGGAGCATGTCGCGCTTGTTGACCTTGTTGTTCCCGCCGAAGAAGTAGCGCCACACGTTGCCCAGGACCCCGTGCTCCTCGGTCGTTAGCTCCTTGTCCTTGTTCACGTCGTCAATCGCCTTCTGGAACTGCTGCGCGGTGAGGGGCTTCCCGGCGCTCCCTGTCTCCTTCTCCAACGTGAGGCGAAGCTGCTCGGCCAGGGTGAGGCGGTCCTGGCGCCCTCGCTCCTGCTCCTGGGCGATCCGGCCTTGGGTCTCGGCCGGGGTCTCGACCTCCGCCTTGAGTTCACTCCCGAGCTTCATCTGGTTCTGGGCGATCTTCGCCGCGCGTTCGGTGTCGCCCGATTTGATCGCCTCCTCCAGCGCGGTGTCGAGGGACTTCGCCCGGATCGCGATGAGTTGGTTGCGCCGGTTCTGGTCGAACGCCACCCGCGTGGCGAAGTTCTGGCTCTCGATCGCCTTCCTCTCCTGCTCCTTGTTGATGAGGTATTCGGAGATCTGCTGGGCCTGGGCTGGGTTTCGCGTGAGGCTCGATCCCAGGTTACCCGCAAGGAGCGATAGAAACGCATTCAAGGGTGGCGTGTGGGGCGGCACGGGCATCGGTTGAGGCGGTGGAAGCGCGTTTAGCTCGTCTCGAATGGGCGAGTAGAACTTATCGATCTGGTCCATCGAGAGGGGCGGCGGCAAGGCGGCTTGAGGCGGCACCTTCCCCTTCCGAACGATGGGCGAGGGTCCCGCATCCCCCTTCTTCCCGCCGCCCGACACGGTGAACTTCTCGCGCACGGTGGCGGTTGGCTGGCTCACGTAACTCGGGGTCGCCATTAGAGCATGCCCCCCAATCCACCGGCCGAAGCGATCCCTCCGAACAGAGACTGGAGTCCCGTTGGCTGGCTGTACTGCTGCTGCTGGAAGGCGCTGTAGGCTTGGAGGCGCGCGAGGAGGTTCTGCTGGGCGAGGTCTCCCGCTTGGCCAAAGAGCCCACCTCGGAGGGCTTGCTCGCCGAACTGGCCTGCAGACTGACCGGCAGCCATGGCGATCGAGCCGATTCCAGAGGTCGAGAGGCCACGCGCCCCAAGATTGCTCGCGAGGTTATTCTGGAACGTGGCGGCGTTCACGTTGTTCTGGCTCAATACGCCCTGGAACTGGGGCGACCGGGAGAGGAAGTCGTATAGCTGCTGGGTGTCTCCCGAGAGAGCGCCCGGCCCGAAGAGGCGTTTCAACGTGGCCGCGTCGGGCAGCTTCTTCCCGCCGAAGAGGCTCCCGAGAATGCCGGACAAGGAGCCAATCGCCCCGAGCACGGGGAACTTGCTGCCGCTAGCCTGCTGCTGAGGCTGCTGCTGCATCATTCCAAGCTGCATCTGCATCGGTCCCGCGAAGGCCATCCCTTGCCCCCTTTTGAGTGCGACTCTAACCCACAGCTAGAAGTTTACAATCTGATAGTTGGCTAGCGTTGTCTTGATCGTGTAGTTGTTGAGACCCTCGCCGATGCGCCGCCCGCCTCGCACGCCAACCGGGGCGCGCCCGGCCGTTGTGAGAGCCGCCATGATCGTCGTGAACCAGGAGTCGGCCGTCGCCTGCACCCCGCCTGCATCCATGCGTATATCCCAATGGTTTGGCGCGAAGGCGATCCGCCCGTCGACGATGTTGACGCCTACGGGGAGGACGTTGTCGATGTCGTTCTTGATAAGGGTGACGACCGCGTCAATCGCCGCCTTCGCCTGTATCTTAGTGGCCATTAAATGATCCTGTAGGTAAAGGTGAAGTACATGGCTTGGTTCGTAATGTCGGACGCCTTCCACTCCATCTGGGCGCGATCGTTCGTCGCATCCGCGAAGATCCCGGCCGCCTGGCCCGCGATCGCCTTGGAGGCTGCGGTCCCACCACAGTCCCGTTCCGCCCCAAAGTTGCTCGCCACAGGGAGCGAGATGCCCAACTGGGTTGTCGTGAGCGTGGTCGTCGGATCCACATCCACTTTGCCCGAGACTGTGACGACCGCTCCCACCCTCATCCACTGGCATTGGTAGGCTGTGCTCGCATCCAGATTGGCCACATTCGTGAGTGTGGGGGTGTAGACTCCGCTCGCCGTTCTTTCCAACTCGGTAATCGCGGCGCCCGCAGCGACGGCAAGGCTGGTTGAGGCAACAATCTTCGTGGCGGTGAGCGTGTCAGTCGCAAAGGTCAGATCCGCATCATCGACAAGGCGACCATTTGTCGTGGCAAAGGGGACTCGACCCGATGTAAGTCGAGTGCCGTCATCCAGGACAAACGCCTTCCGCGCCGTGCCCGTCGTGATCGTGAAGAAGAGGTCGTCGGTCGTGAACTCAACCGCCCCAGCCTCGGCCGCCGTCATGTTCGTTCCCGACTGGAACTTGAGGGGCGCGGTTCCCGCAGCCGTCGTCCCAATGGCAAGCATGGCCCGAGCCGTGATTGCAGAGACGGTCGCCGGATTCCAGCCCAGCGCAATTGGATGGGCGATCCGAGACTTCATGTTGGTCGAGGTGTTGGTGAGATCGAGGCACCACTTGTTCGCGATGGCGGCGGTCAAGCCGGTCGAGCACCGGAACCCAGACCACGTGACTACGTCCGTGTCGTTCATGAACGTGGGGCCGATGTCGAAGGCAGTCGCCTGAGTCACGGCTGCAGAGATCGTGAACCCACCGATATTCGAGGCTTGGAAGGCGAGGGCGGTCGTCGTGACGGTGGCGAGCGTGTTGATGCCCACTCGGATACCCACGAGGTTCGTGCACGTGCCGCCACCGAGAGAGAGCCCCGCCGTGATGTCCGCCCCAGCCACGAGCGTGAAGGTGCCAGAGCCCGCAGGCTGGGCCGAGAAGACTAGCCCCGTGATGCTGGAGGACGCCCCCGCCGAGACCGTGGGATTCACAAGCATCTGGAATCCCATGATCGAGTAGGAGCCGGAGGTGATGTTGACCCCGCCTTGCACGTCGAGGCGATAGGCGCTCATTGTCCCAGCTAGGCCAGCCCCGGTCCCGGTGATGTTCATCAAGTTGCGGAACATATTGGTCGTGCCGATGACGCTGACATCGAGGTCGGACTTGAGCGTGACGCGCTGCCCGGAGACGTAGGCATCGGCTTCGGAGACGCTTGAGCCGAGATACAAGCGCCCGTTCACGGCGAAGTCGGTCAGGGCGCCGCTCGTGGGGACGGTGGGGCCGAGCGTCTGGCCTGCCGCGCGCCCTGGGAGATAGAGGTAGTCGGTCAAGCTGCCCGGGCCGATCGTGATTGAGGTCGCCGTGTCGCTCCACGTCATGCCGAAGAACTCGATCGTGTTGGCGCCCGGGGCTCCCGGCCACGTTTGAGAGATGGTGATCTGGGTCGGGCTATCGACCGAGGTGACGTGGGTGTCTTCGAGGAGCGAGTAGTTGTTCACGGTTTGGCGAAGCCGCATCCCCTTCGCGATGCCAGTGGTCGAGGCCATCGTGACGATTGCTGAGAGGAACGCGAACGTGCAGGACTTCGATACAAACGGCTGCCAGATGGGGAAGGAGCCCGAGGCGGGCGCTGCCAATGTCCCCTGCGCGGTCGTAAACATCGGGTAGAGTTCAGCACCCGTGCTGGAGCCGTAGAGGAGCCCACCCGGCTCGTAGGGGCGCCCGTTCCCCGAGGAGAACGTGTGGTCGCGCTTGACGATCGCCCAGCAGTGGGTGCGATCCAACGCCCCAGCCCCGTTGTCCTTGTAGTCAAGCCCCGGGAACTGCACGGAGGGGATCACCCCGGTCGGGGTGGTGCGGGTACCCTCGCTGGCATACCCCCCAACAGGCCAACCCCCTCCCCAAGCGTGGGAGAGGATGCGGTTTCGAGTGGCGTTCATCCAGCCGCTCGGGCGTGTGGTGTCCTCAAGCGAGTAGAAGCAGTCGTTGTTGAAGGTCTTCTTCGCGATGGTTTGGAAGTCGCCTGAGTCCACGAAGTAGTGGAGCCCAGTAGAAGGGCCACTGTTGATCTCCGTGAAGCTCGGGAAGACCCAGTGGCGCTTCTGCGGGGCTGCAGTGGCGTTGACGTTACTCCCCTGTGCACCGATGAACACGCGTGCGGGCTGGGCTGAGAGGTCGCTTGTCAACGCGCGCCAGGAGAAGGTGTTCTCGGTGCCGGGCACGACGCCAGATGTGTAGGCTTGGCCGAACGCATCGAAGCTCACCGGACCGATTGACTTCTGCTCGAAGCTGCGCCCCGGGAGATAGAGGAACACACTTGTGTTGATGTCGGTCGATGGGTTCGTGACGGCCGAGGGAGTCCCCTGGGGCATCTGGACCAGGC